GTGCATTTTTTCACAAGGGGTCCCTAAAAAAAGCGCCGGTGAAATTACAAAATTCCCACCCCTTGATTTTTCCGTCCCCCTTGGGGCAAAATGGGACCATGGACCGCCTGGACACCGACCGCCCCCTGGACACCGCGGATCTCGTCCATCGCCTTCTGGCACAGAACGAGATGCTCATCGAGGTGCTGAAAGACAACATGGCCGTCGCCGCGATCAAGGCGCTGAACCCGCCGACCCTCCCGGTGACCCACCCGGCCGACGTTGACCCCTGGGCGGCCGACGTGGCCCCAGGAGCCGTCGAAACGCCGCCGGGGGAGGATGACGCCTGGGGGGACTTGGACGCCCCCCTGGAGGTCCTGAGGGGCTTCGCGTTCAACCCCGAGCCCGACGCGGACGACCCCGACGACCCGGACCTTGACTTCAACCACGACAACGCGGCATGACGGATACGAACCCACCCCCCGTTCCCAGGGCCTGGGGTCGCCCCAAGCCCGAGCAGACCACCTCGTTCACCGATGGCCTGGACCGCACCACGTTCGACGGAGCCCAGTTCCCCGCCTATTTGAACGTGCAGAGCATGAGGTTCCAGCGCAACGGGTCCCTGGCCGTGACCTTCATGGTCCCCGCGGCCCACGTGGACGAGGCCTTTGCCCTCCGTCACCTGCTGAAGTCGCCCTACCCCCTGAGCGTGGACGTGCAGATCCTGCGCCGGGCGGCCGAGGCCCTGGCCGACGATGAGCGCAAGATCCGGCTCCTGTCCGCGCCCGACGACTGATGGCCGATGAGGTTTTCACCCGTGAGACCATCACGGTTACCCACGTCAACGTCACCGACGACGACCGTGACCTGGCCCGGGACTTCAACCGGGTGGCCCGCAAGGCCCTCATCAAGGCGGACACCCTGCTCGACTTCGGGCCGCCCGACGCCCAGGTCGCCATCATCCGGGGGTTCATGTCCGCCGCGGCCAAGCTCGCCTCCCTCGACAGCAAGACGGAGATGGAGGTCCACCGAGCAGCGTTCTCCGACCTCATGCAGGAGATGCGCAACGTGGATCCCGCCGTGCCCGTCGTCGCCGCCGACGCCATAGAATTGACCACTCTGACCCATGCCCCTCTCCCTGAGGCCCCTGCTCAACCAGCTCACGATCAAGACCACCTCCCTGGAAATGAGGAAGTTCGACCTCGACCACGTGGACCCCGATCCCGAGATAGGTGACTGGGGGTGGGCGCAGCGCCCGTACATCTCGGAGATAGAGCGCCAGTACAACGAGGGCAAGCCCGTCCGCATCATCGTGCTCAAAGCCCGCCAGCTCGGCATCTCCACCGCCACCGAGGCCGTGTTGTTCCTGTGGGCCTTCCTGCACCCCGGCACCAACGGCCTCGTGTTGTCCTACGAGGACGGCCAGGCCCAGGAGCTGTTTCGCATGACGCAGACCTACTGGGAGACCTGGCCGCACAAGGCCCTGTACAACCTCAAGTACGGCACACGGAGGCAACTGCAATGGGAGGAAACGAAGTCCCAGGTCAGAGTGGCAACGGCAAAGAATGTGGGTGGTGCTCGGGGTTCTACGGTGCATGCCCTACACGCGTCGGAAGTTGCGTTCTGGTCGGATCCGGCGACACTGTGGACGGGCCTCAACCAGACGATCCCCCAGCGCCACGGGACGCTGGTAGCCCTGGAATCGACGGCGAATGGGGTTGGTAACTGGTTCCACGAGATGTGGCTCCAGGCCGAATCCGGGGAATCCGACTTCGTGCCCATGTTCTTCCCCTGGTTCCGCCACCCCGCCTACCGCGCCCGCAACTCCCTGCACACCATCGACCTGGACACCGACGAGCGGCACCTCTACCGCCTGATGGTGACCGCCGCCGGCGACACCGTGGACACCGCGGCAATGACCGACGACGAGGCCATGGCGGCCCTGTCGTGGCGTCGGTGGGCCATCCCGCGCAAGGTCCCCGACCTGAACGCCTTCCACCAGGAGTACCCGTCTACCCCCGAGGAAGCTTTCCTGACCACCGGCAACCCGATCTTCGCCCACTCCACCATCAAGGATTGTTACGACCCCAAGCGCGGGGCGCACGGGCGGTTCTACCGCAACGCCCAGGGCAGGACCGTCTTCGAGCAGGATGAGACCGGGCCGTGGACCGTCTTCCGGCGACCGTCCGCCGATGTCCGCCCCGACAAGTACTTCCTCGCCGGGGATCCCTCCGAGACGGTGGTGGGCGACCCGTCGTGCATCCAGGTCCTGAACCGCCAGACCTTCGAGCAGGTCGCGGTGTACCACGCGCGCGTCAACCCGATGGACTTCGCCCGCCAGATGATGCTGGCCGGTGATTTCTACCACCACGCCATGCTCTGCCCCGAGGTGGAAGGCGGGGGCCAGGCGGCGATCGGGGCCATCCTCCAGGCCGGGTACGACAACGTGTGGCGGTACAAGGTCCCCGATCGCCGCAACGAGTCCATCAACACCTTCGGATGGTCCACGAACTATCAGCGTAAACAGTGGGCGATCGGTGAATTGCAAAAGCTCCTGATGGATCGCTCCCTGCTCATCCACGACAAGACCACCTATGTCGAACTATGCAACTACGTCCAGCGCGAGGACGGGACGCTCGGCAACGCGTCGTCCGCGACTCACGACGACACCGTGATGGCCTTGGCAATAGCAGTGACGGCTTCGCGTCGCGAGGGTATCTACCAGCCTTACGCCAACATCACGCCCGAGCCACTTGACATCTACTCGACCGAAGTGGATAATGTGGACAACGTTGTTTCAATTTTCGAGAGGATGAGGTAATGGCAGGATCGGTGAATATCTCCAGCAATACCATCACCGGGTCGTCCGGGACGAAAACCATTTCCGTCACCGTCGTCGGGGCCGGGAATATCGCGGAAATCCTCGACCTGACTTTCGCGTCGGGTGGTTTTCAATCCATCACGCCGCCCACCGGGGCCACGGGGTGTGTGATAACCCCCCCGGCCACCAACCTGGTTGCCCTCACCCTGAAAGGCATCACGGGCGATACCGGCATTTCCCTCCAGACAAACCAGGCGGCGTTGATAACGTTCAACAGCCCAAGTTCCCCCGCGGCCTTCGGCCTCACCGCAGCCGCGGCCATATCCGGCGTCGTAGAATTGTCGTTCTTCTGATGCCGCTCTACGCCCACATCTGCCGCGGGTGCCGGAACCACATCACCACCACCACCCGCGAGACCGGTCACGCCTGCTCCTGCGGATCCACCTACCGCCGCGACTTCTCCTTCCGGTACGGCAAACCCACGTTCGTCCCCCACCACAATTGGGCTGTGGGTCGATATGTCACCTCCGACCGTGACTTCCGCGACGCCCTCAAGGCCCGCTCGGACGAGCAATCCCAGCTCACGGGCATCGACCACGACTACCAGCCCCGATACCCCGGCGATCGCCCCGCCCCCACCTCCGACATGGACGGCGTGGAGAAAAGGATGAAGGTCATGCACGATGCCGCCTCTTGACCCCGAGGAAGGCTACCCCCTGTACACGCGGGCCGACACCATCTCCCGGCGCCGCCCCGAATCCACCACCCCGCGCCAGACGCGCACCCCCGAGCAGGAGGCCAACTACGTCACCTTCCTGCGCGGCCTGTTCTCCGCGGCGCAGAAGGCCAAGCGGGGCCGGTGGGAATTGTGGGCGCGCAACTACAAGATCGTGAACAACCGCTTTCAGTCCGCGGTGTTCCAGAATTGGTCGCCACAACCCCGTGACTCCGAGGTGTACCCGATCCTCTCATCCCTCGTGGCCTGGCTGACCGACCAGGAGCCGGATATCGGTTTCATGCCCGCGGCGAATCCCAATTCCGACTTCTACGACATGATCAACAAGATAGCGGACGACCTTACCTCCGTATTCGCCACGAACTGGGTTGTGGAGGAATACGATCGGCAATACAAGAAAATGTTGTGGGACGGCCTGATGTACGGCACCGGCATCATCAAATCGATATGGGACAACGCCGCAGCCGAGAACATGGGGAACGCCGTCGTCTGTCGCGTAGACCCCTATTCCTTCTACCCCGACCCGGGGGCTTCGTGCCTGGACGACGCCGAGTACGTCATCGAGGCCCGGCGCATGTCCTACGACCAGATCGCCCGCCGCTACCCCGACACCGCCTTCCTGCTGACCACCGGGGGCTCCGAGCGGCCCCCCGACCTGAAGCCCGACATTTGGGGCGTCGGGTCCACCACCTCCACCGTCCCCGGCGTCACGGACGGTTCCTACGGTTTCCTCCCCTCCGGCAACGGCGTGTGGGGCCGATCGCAGCGTCGAGGGTCCACCGAGAACCCCTCGCAGACTTTCACCGTCTACGAGTACTGGCTGCGCGAGAACACCTACGAGGACCTCGACGCCAACGTCCAGGTCGAGAACGACATCTATCCGCCGCCCTACGCCA